TTCGGTTTCATATGGCACGTTGGAATACACATCCCATGATTCCACAAACCGCACCACGTTTTTGGATCAACCGCCGCAAACCGGCAATATTGTTGGATACAAATACGCCATGGCAAGTGATGGCACCAATTTGTGGATTGGCGTTGGCAACAAATTCTACAAACGCACCATGGCCTCACATTCCTACACGCTGAAATCCACATTGAATTCCGGTGATCGAATTGAAAAAATCATCTACATTGGCAACCAAGGCCACATTTGGTTGTGGGTCCGCACATCAACCGGCGGTGCGGAGGTGCGGCGTTTCACCATATCATCCGATACCATGTCCAGCGCGGTCACGTGTTCCAATGGGGACCGTGACTCATTCCAAGTGTTTGACTATAACGGCGCGGGGGATCCGGAATATTGCGGCCTCTATGTTGACACGGCCAACAAATACATCAAACGGATTGATGGAAGTGCGTTGACTCTTAGCACAGTATTCACAAACGCCGATTTGGGCTTCACCGGATCCGGCGGACCGGAAACCGGTTTTTCATACATTCGTTCATCAAACTACGGTTTCGCGGCAAGTGATTTGTCCGGTTCATACAACTATGAAATATATTGGGACATGGCAAATTGGAGTATCAACGGATCATTCACCAAACCATCCCCAGGATACAATGTTGCGGCATTGCACGTGAGTGAGGATAGGATATATTTTTGGGATCCGGTGAATTTCAAGGTGAAAAAACATCCACGCACATCCACCACCGCCACCGATGTCCTCACCTTGGATTCATATGCAACCGTGTACGAATTTTGGTATTTGTCCACCGGATACGTGTATTTTTCCACACGTGAGAACTACGCCGCCGGCACGCTGAAAACGGCACGCATCTACACGGTGACGAATAGTGCCTTGACATTGATCAACGAAACGCCGGCCATCTACACAAGATATTTCACGTTTGCATACATTTCACCGGCGGTTTTCGGCCTTGATCAAAACGGCCGGTTGTTTGCGATTGCATCCAAAATATACACGTGCGTGGAAAACGCCGATTTTGATGGCCTCACCGTGCGTGAGGCATTCAACAAAATTTTGGTGGCCGCAAACGCCACCGCCATCATCAACGCCAAGCGTGGCATCCTCTACCGGCGCGGGAATGATTCCGGCACCGCAGAAACAACCGGATCATCCGTGACGTTGACAAAATCCAACACCGGCCAACCGTTGATCCGCACCACCGAATTCCAACCGGCCATGGCCATTGTGCGTGTTTCAAATGGCCTCATTTGGGCATCTTATAACGGCACCGCATTCAATCAAAACGTGGCCACGGATGCGGCGCGCATTGAGGTGGAAAATCAATACATTCCATCGGAAATCATCAAGGATCTTGCATACCGAATGTTTCAATTTTTCAAAACCAAGCGTGACAAGATCACGGTGCCGGTCCTGGATGTGGCCGTTGAATATGAACCATTTGACGGTGTGACATTGACGGGTTTCGATGAGGTTTCATCGGCCACCGGCGTGATTGCCGGTCAAATCATCCATGATGATGGCACGGCAGATTTTGAGATTTTGACTCCAAAAGGATGATCAATGGGAACGTTCAAATTGCTATCCGGCAAATTGGGAACGGTGACATTCACCGCCACATCCACGCATTCATCATATCCGTTGGCGAATTTGCAAACGTATTTTGCGGCGGACCAATGGCGGAGCAACGCGGCCACATCACCGCAGTATTTGAATTTGGATTTGGGGGTGGCGCGGGAAATCAACGGCATTTGCGTGCAAAACCACAATTTGATTGACACCGACACCGGTGATGGTGTGGTGATGGTGGAATATGATACCGCGGACAATCCGGCATTCACATCACCGGCATCGGCGGTGAACATCTACACATCCACGGATCCGGCATTTTTCACATTCACAGCACGCACAAAACGGTATTGGCGCATCAAATTCGGCATTGGCACCGCGTTGGACCAACCGCCGCAGATCGGCAACGTGTTCATTGCCAAATATTTTGAATTGGTTGATGATTTTGAATTTGGGTTTTCACCATTTCATCCGCGGTTTTCCACAACGGTCCACACCACCAAAACCGGTGCCATCCGCACGCGTGCGCCGTTTGGCGGCCGCCAGGAAATGAAATTTTCAATGAAAATCCAAAATGACACGTTCAAATCAGAATTTCAACGGTTTTTGGGTGAGGTGAATGGAATGCAATTCCCATTCTATTTCATCACGGATGCCGGCGTGGTTTATTATGTGCATTTTGGTGAGGATTATGCGCCATTGGTGACAGTGATTGCCGGCCGGCACAACGTTCAAACAATCACATTGAGAAACCAATTGACGGATTGATCATGGAATGGAAAAAGGTTTTGATACAAGCGGCCATTTCGGCGGTGATCGGTGCGGCCGGCGTTTTGATTGCCTTTGGTGTGATGCAAGGCCGGATTGAGGCGCATTCCGTGATTTTGCAACAAATCACGGATCACACGTTGCCGGCAATTGAAAATCAAATTGATCAATGCGTTGCAACACAGGCATCATTGGTTGAGGCCGATAACAGCAACCAGGCGGCGCACGCCGCAATCTTGCGTGAATTGGATTCGATCCAAAGGCAATTGCAAGTGATTCAAAACAACCAACACAAACACGCACAATGAGGTGAGGCATGGAAACAAAACCTTGGTGGCAGTCCACCACAATCCGCGGCGCAATTGTTGCCATCCTTGGCGCAATTGCCGGCGTTTTGTCCATCACCGGCGTGGTGTCAATCGGCACGCCGGAAATTGATTTGATTGTTTCATCCATATTCACGGCCATCGGCGGTGTGATGTCCATCATTGGCAGATACAAGGCCACCACCACCATTGGCGCATCCAACACCACAACGGGCGGAGGTGGATCTTGAACCAGGGAACACACATTGGTGCCACATTGAACCAAAAATACAAGGTTGAATGTGTGCGTTTCATTCATCCGGATGGATCCGTTTGCAAGGATCCAAGGCGCGGCACGCCGGCATCAATGTGCCGTGAAAATCACCGGATTGATCGGATTTGGGTGGATGAATTCTTGAATTTGGTGGTGACAGCCGGCCGTGACAAATACCTTGATGCCACGTTGAAAACCGGCCTCACCACGCCGGCGTGGTATGTGCTATTGAAAAACACCGGCACCGTGGTGGCGGCCGATACCATGTCAAGCCATGGCGGGTGGACCGAAAACACCACGTATTCAAACGCCAACCGGCCAACGTGGGTGGCCGGCACCGTGTCCGCCGGATCCATTGACAATTCCGCAAACAAGGCCGCATTCAACATCAACGGCACCACCACCATTTTCGGCGCGGGTATGACCGATAACAACACCAAAGGTGGCACATCCGGCACGCTATTGGGCGCGGGCGATTTTGCCGCATCAAGATCCGTGGCGGATGGTGACACGTTGAATGTCACCGTGACGTGTTCACTCACGGCATCGTAAGAGGTGCCACATGGATCATATTGTGTTGCGGAATGAAATCCAAACGGATCCATTGGCAATTGGATATTCAGCGTTGGTGGCCGCCGGCAATGATGCCGGCGTTGCCACCATGTTGAACACGCCAATTGCCGGCCAATGGATTTTTGATGGCCGGATGGCATCAAACGTGTTGTTTGAATTGATTGATGCGGCCGAATACGCCGCATTGAACGCCGATCAAAAAAATGTGTTGTTTGGCGTTTTGGGAATGGGGGAGGTTGATTTGACCGGTGCCAACGCATTGGCCATCATGCAATCCTTGTTTGCAAATCCATCAAACACACGCACAAACATCATCAACCGTGTGCGGCGCAATCCAACACGTGCGGAAATGTTGTTTGGCATCAAATCCCACGTGACAGATCTGGACGTTGCACTTGCCTTGAGAGGATAACATGGCAACAATCAAAGGTGAGGTTGCATCGGCATCCTCATTGGCCACAACGGAATTGAATTCATTGGCCAACAATGCAAGGGTTTTGTCCGGTGAATACGACAACGGGAGCAATCTGTATTTGTGGGGGGATTTTGAATTGGCCGTTGGTTTCGGCACCGCACCAACCGTTGATACGGTGGTGTCCTTGTATCTTGTGGCAACCGTGGATGGCACAAACTATGAGGCGGGGGATGCCACCGATGCGGCACGTGGCCAAACGTTCATTGGGAATTTGCCGGTATTGGGAACCACATCATTGAAACGCTACACGCTGAAAAACATCAAATTGCCGTTGTGCAAATTCAAAATCCTTGTTTGGAATCGGACCGGCCAAGCGTTTGCATCATCATCCAACACGCTGAAAATGTTGCCATCACGCTATCAAACCGTTTGACCGCATATGCGCAACACACACAATGGCACAACCGACGTTGCAACCAATACATCTATTGGCAACGCCAACGGTGTGTTGCCATCCATTGCCGCAAACTACACTTACGTTTTTTGGTGGAAATTGAATGATAGGGCAATGGACGTTTCAAGCGGCTACCGTGATGTGGAGGTGTTTGTCCAAGATGATACGGTCTGGACACCGGATTATTTTTTGGATTGCGTTGGTTGGTGGGGTGATCAACCGTCGTTCGGGCGGAGGTCACACGGCGCGGCCACCGCATATGATTCGGACAAATATCCGGTGTTGGACCGGTGGCGGAAATATGTGTTTGTTTCGGATGCCACATCATTGCGCATGTTCTGTGATGGTGTGAAAAACACCAATTCAAACACCGGCGCACAATCAAGTGCCGGCCTCTATGAAATGCGCACGATGTGCGTGAACACCGGCGTGCCGGATGGTGATACCGGTGGCCAGGTGAAATGGTCACAGTGGTTTTGCTATGATCGCGCATTGACGGATGATGAGGCAATTGCGGAATCATTGAACCAATCGTGGTTTCCAAAAATCACGGAGGGTTTGCTTTCAATTTGGGATTTTCACGGTGAGGACAAAGGCCGGATATATCCAACGTGGACAAGAGGAGGCAATCCAAACAACATATATTTCAACGTGACATCCGGAAAACAGGATAACGAAATTTGGCCGGAAATTCCTTCCATTGTGAATCCTGAACGGTGGATGCCTTGGGCGCAATTGGGTCCGCAATATTACAACACGTTGGATTTGGCCGGATCCGCCGGCCTTGCACTTGCGGATGAATTGATTGTGAAACCGTGGCCGCGTGCGGTTGGCGCACTATCGGCCACCAACGGCACATCCACCACGCCAACGTTGCCAACGCACGCCACGGATGACATTTTGTTGTGTTTTTCCTTGTCACGTGGAACAAGTGCCACGCTATCATGCGCCACATCCGGATGGACCGGCCTCACACAGGTGAACAACGGCACCGCATTGCGCACGCGGGTTTTCTGGAAACGTGCCACATCCTCAAGTGAAACAAATCCCACGGTTTCAAATTCGGTCACACAATTGGTGGCGGCGTTTTGCGTTTCTTTCAAAAATTGCATCACAAGCGGATCCCCGTTTGATAACACCGAAACATCCGGCACGGATACCACAACCACAATGACCGCGCCAACAATCACGGTGAACACCGTGAAATCATTGTTGATCCGTGCGCACATGTCGGCCGATGATAACAACCACGGATCACCAAGTGAGGGAACGTTGGGCGCGGGAGGCACATCCTATCACACCACCACCGGTTTGGATGGTGCCTTGTCTTTTGCGTATTTGAACAAATTTACCACCGGCGCATCCGGCACGGCAACAATGACTCAAGGATCAAATGGACCGGATAACAGCGTTTCATGGTCCATCCTTTTGAAACCGGCCGCCACCGGAAACACATACAACGAAACCTTGACATTGACGGCCGCCGGCGCAATTGCCGGCGCACATGTTGGCAATTTGGTGAACACCGTCACGTTGGCCGGATCCGCGGCAATGACGTTTTCCAACATTGCAAATTTGTTTGTTTCGTTGGGATTGAGTGCCAATGCGGCCGCACAATTGGCCGGCGGTTTGATGATTGATGCCTCACTTGGCCTTTCAGCAAACGCAACCGTGGCCGAATCCGGCGGCATTGCCGTTGATGGATCCGTGATCCTGGGCGGATCCGTGGCCATGGCATTGGCCGAATTGAAAACCATTGATGTGAATGTGGCCTTGGCGGCCGCGGCCGGCCTCTCACCATCGGCAAACGCCATGATGATTGGATCCGCCACATTGAGTGCATCCGGCGCATTGAATGCCGGTGCCATTGGTTCATTTGCGGAATCCTTGAATTTGCAAGGTGCGGCCACCATTGCGCCGGCGGCCGTTTTGTTGATCGGTGCGCAAACGACGTTGAATGCAATTGCCGGAATTGCGGCCGCGGGAGGCACCTTGTTTGATGCCACGGTGAATTTGCCGGCATCGGCCGGCCTCACCTTGGCAGAACTGAAAACAATTGATGTGGCGGTGAATTTGGCCGGATCCGCCGGCCTTGCGCCGGTCCTGGCCATTGTGTTCCAACCGGCCGTGGGATTGAGTGCAAACGCAACAATGGGAACGCAAGTGGCCGCAAATATGGTTGCGGCCTTGAATCTTGCGGCCAATGGTGCATTGATTCCGTTGGTGAATGCGTTGATTGATGGCACGTTGAATCTTTCGGCCATTGGCCAATTTGATGCAAATGGCCAAACGTTTTCCGGCATTGTGTTTGATGTGTATGGACGGAGGGAAAGTGCCACCAAGCGTTTTGATCCATTCATTGCCGCCGGCGGCGGCGTGGTAAGTGCCACGGAATCAATCGGATCCATGTTGGCCGAAAAATACCGTGTGAAAATTTCAACCATCATTGAGGCCGTGAGGGCAAAAACAAAATGAACACCATCAAGATTGTTGAGGAGGTTGAACAATTTGCCGGCACCAAAAAGGTCCACAATTTTGATTTCACCAATTCCATGGCCGTGAGTGATACCGGCCTCACCGGAACAACCGTGACAGCCAAACCAACCGGCACCGGCATCACCGTTGACAAGGCCGCATCCGGCCTATTGGTGCAAGTGACAGTGGATGCGGAGGCCGTGACCGCGGCGTATCAAAACGTGGAATTGTTGGTGGAAGTGTATGCAAAAGGTGCAACGTCCGGCCTCTCAGATATTCTCAAAAAGCGGGTGAAATTCGTTGGCAAAATCCAATAACACACCGAAACCGTTGGATGTCACAAAACCAAGTGACATCCCAAACGTGGAATTGAAACCGATCACACCGAAACCGGTGGAGGTCCGGAAACCGGATCCGCCGCACGTTGATATTTCCGTGGGTGAGGCCGTTGGCCTTTGGTGGAAATGGTGGTGGCGGAACAAGGCCGCGGATGCCATGGCCGGATTGCCGGCGGATCTTTTGCCGGCCGTGTCCACCGTGCAAAAGGTGTTCAAAAATGCAATCATTGTGTTGGCAATTGTGATCATCGGAGGCATCCTGGCATGGATCATTTTTCATTGAATCCGTTTTGGATCTTTTTGCAAACAACGGATTGGATCACGGTTGGTTGTTTCTATCTTGCCGGAATTTGGTTTGGTTTCCGGATCAAAACGTGGACCGTGGCCGGCAAATCAACCGAAATTGACAGCGTGAACCGCATCCTCAAAAAATTGAAAATCCGCGCACGCAAACACCACAAACGCCGGCGTGTCAATCTTGATGATATTGAATCATTGATTGATCAATGGGTGCCATAGTGGAATTTTCTACAAAATACCAATTGAATCCGGATCAATATTTCCATGATGGTGTGAAAAAACGTGCCATTGTGTTGCACCACACCATTTCATCAAGTGTGGAAAGTGTTTTTGAGTGGTGGCAAAATGACATGTATCCGGACGGTGAACCACGCCGCGTTGGCACGGCATTTGTCATTGACAAGGCCGGCACCGTGTTCCAATTGTTTCCACCGGACTTGTGGTGCCATCACCTTGGGTGCAAACATCCTGGCAACCGTGCGGCCAACATGGAATCCATTGGCATTGAATTGGTGAATGAGGGCGGATTGATCCCACGTGGCCAAAAATGGTATTGGTTTTCCGGCCGTGCTGAATACAACGGTGATATTTTCCATTGCATGACGAATCAACACGTTTTGCCTTGGCGCGGGTTTTTGGCATTTGCGGCGTATCCGGCGGCACAAATTGAATCATGCGTTGATCTTGTTTCGCAATTATGCGCCACATTTGGGATCAAACGGACCGTGCCGGCGGATCCATTGGCGTATGATATTGAAACCTTGAATTTCCACGGCATTTTCACGCATTGCAATGTGAGACAGGACAAAACGGACGTTCACGCCGGTTTTCCATGGCAATCATTTTCAACCGGCATCAAAAACACACCATGAGGAGGCAAATCCAATGGCCAACATCCTTCCAAATTTCATCCGTGCGGCGTTTTCCGGCCATGATCGGCCAATATACCACCGGTGGCCGGTGAAACCGCTATACAAGGCATTTGTGAGCGATTTTCTCATTGAATGTGAACGTGAGATTGAATACGTTTGTGATTGGATCCGGCGTGAATTGGACAAACCGGCGGAGGCACAGGATTGGCACGGCATCCAACGGCATTTGATGGTGATGGATGGCCTCTTGGCAAGGCGCGCATCAATCCGCCGGCGCATTGCAGATTTGTCTTGACATTGATTTGCCGGTTGGCGAAATTTGCCACACCGGAAATTGCAAATGCAAATGCAGATGGACAAACACATATCATTTTTTGGCCACAAGATTCCGTTTGCCGTGAGGCATCCGGTCCCGCGTCCATCGGGTTTGCAAATCTTGTGGCCAATTTTTTTTCATCCCCCCCCATGATCAACCATTGCGCAACCAACGCCAAAGCACGGCAACACTTTTGTGCGGCCAATTTCCCCATGGCCGGCAATTGGATCGGGCAATTTGGTTTTTCTTTTCGGGGGGGGATTTTCTTTTTTCTCTTTTTTCCTTTTTTCTCTTTTTTCTTTTCGCATTCACGGAGGCAACCATGATTGCAATTGCAGTGTTCATCACCGGCATCATCCTGGCCGGTATGGCACATTGGTGCCGTGATTCATTTGCGTGGCAAGATGGTGACACGCTGTTTTGGCAAAAGGTTTTTCCGTTGATTCCCATTTCATATTTCCAACGTGGTGGATGGCGTGATTTATGGCACCGAACGGATACGTTTGTGAGATTGGGCGTTGCAATGATCGGCGGTGGTGCGGTGTTGATTCCGGTGCCATGGTATTTGGTGCCGGCCTTTTTTTTGTGTGGCCTTTGGGCATCCGAATGGTTGTTTGCCATCATGTATCATGTGATCGGTGTTCCGGATGGCCATGTGGACAAACGCACGTTGTGGCAACAAATCAAATCAATGATTCCTTTTTTGAGGTCCATGTGAATGCCATGGATGCGTTGGCCATGGTCCTGGCCATCGGCATGTTGATCCGAATGTGCAAAAACAAACGTGGAGGCAAATCCAATGAACAACATTGAACGTGGATGGAATGACGTGTTGACACGTTGGCCAAAATCCAAAATATTCAAACCGTTGAGGGATTCATATGGCATGTATGGATTGAATGTGGTGTTGGATGGCCAATTGGGCGTTTTCAGTGTCAAGGTATCAACGAAACAGCCAATGGAGGCATCCAAACGTGGTGTGTTTCTTTCATGTCACGCCGCATTGTGTGATCACAAGGTGCCGATATTTATATTGCACAACCATGTGTTGTGGCGCATCAAACCACAATGCGTGTTGCACACGTACGCATTCCGCAATTGGTTGCATGGTGCATTGATGTTGAATTTTTACACCACCGATGTGAATGCGGAAATTGTTGGATCCACGGATGGGAGGGAATTCCGGTGCATGGTTTGTGGGAGGCCGGTGCCGGATGGATCAATCAGATGTGCCAAATGCCAAGAGGTGATCCATGAGTGATGCAACCAACAAACAAACGGCGTTGATATTCTATTTGTCCGGCAACGTGTTGACACGTGGTGAGACGTTTGAGGCACAATACGTTGATGTCAAATTGGATGATGTGTTGCAATCGCAAATGATTCACATGATGAAAACAACCGAGATCAAAAAAGCCGTTTATCAAATCATTCATGAGGAATTGCAAATGGCCGCAGGAAAAATTGTTGCGCGCATTTTCAAGCGATAGGTTCTTTCCGGCCATCACGTGCGGGTCCGAAACGAGCGCAAATCCCACACAGATTTTGCACGGAAATCCATGGTTTTTTCTCACAAGGAGGCAACAATGCCAATGGATCCGGAAGTGCAATACCAATCATTGAAACGTTTTGATGAAGCAGTCACACGCTTGGCGGCGGTGGAATCATGGCATGATCTTTTCAGGGCGGATGCGGTCCTCATGCCGGCAATTGCAATGCGTTTGGCGGATGCGGAACGCCGCATTGATCAATTGGAGTGTTTCATCAAAAACAATTGGCCACCGGAGGCAAAAAATGCGCAATGCACGTGAAATTGCATTTGGTTTGAAACGAATTCAAAAGGTTTTCCCGAAAAAAAATCTTTTTGTTGTGTTGTATGAGGATGGATCCGGCGGCCTCTACGATGGCACCATTGAACACCACAAACAATTGATGGAATGGCCATCGGGTGAGGATGGTTGCCGTTTGTTGGATGCGGAGGTGCGCAAACTTTACCTTGTCAATTCATCGGGCTACTTTGATTGAAAACCACCAATGACATGATCACGGCGCGCAATGCGGCCGTGAACAAAACCGTGTTGGCAGAATTCCTTGATTGCGCCACACCATACATTGATCAATTGGTGCGTGAGGAGGGTTTTCCGCAATTCATCAAAGGTGGCACGTTTCCATTGCGTGATGTGGTGGTGTGGTATATTCGGCGGTTGAAAAACCGGCGTTTGTCAAGTGAACAAGAGGCAACGCTGAAAATCCAAGTGGAGAGGCAAATCAAGGAATTGCAATTGGCCAAAATGCGTGGTGAGGTGGTGGAAATGGCGGCCGTGTATTCAGCGTTGGAAAAACCGTTTGGCGCGGCACGCGGCCGTTTGTTGGCCTTGTCACGCCAAATTGCGCCGCAAGTGATTGGAATGAAATCCACGTTGGAGGCGGAGGCCATCATTGATCAATACATCCGTGACATCCTCAACGAATGGGCAACCGGAATCCAACGAAATGGTGTTGATCCATCGGTTGTTCCAAATCCTCAAACCGCCGCCAAAATTGACGGTTTCACAATGGGCGGACACCGAAAGATTCCTAAGCGGAGAGGCCAGCGCGGAGGCCGGAAAGTGGCACACGGAGCGCGCTGAATACGGGCGTGCCATCATGGATGCCGTATCGGATCCGGTGGTGGAAATCATCACCGTGATGTCGTGCGCACAAATCGGCAAAACGGAATGGATCAACAATGTGATCGGATACCACATCCACCATGATCCGGCACCGATCTTGTATGTGCATCCAACATTGGAAATGGCACAAGCGTGGAGCAAGGACCGGTTTGCGCCAATGTTGCGTGATACGCCATCCTTGCAAGGCCGTGTGGCCGATGCACGCACGCGGGATTCATCCAACACCATTTTGCACAAAACGTTTGCCGGCGGCCATTTGACCGCATCCGGCGCAAATTCCCCATCATCACTTGCATCCAGGCCGGTCCGGATTGTTTTGTGTGATGAGGTGGACAGATTCCCCGCAACCGCCGGCGCGGAGGGTGATCCGCTATCACTTGCGGAAAAAAGATCCCAAACGTTTTGGAATCGCAAACGCATCCGCACATCCACGCCAACCGTGGAAGGTGTCTCACGCATTGAGGCATCATTCCACGAATCCGATCAACGGCATTTCCTTGTTCCGTGTCCGCATTGCAATTTTCCATCAAAACTTATGTTCAACGCACGCAAGGATTGGGAACATGTGCCGATGTCATTGATGAAATTTGACAAACAAAACCTTGCCGGCACCGTGGGTTTTGAATGTTGCAATTGCCATCAAATGATCACGGAACAATTCAAGGTGTGGATGGTGCGCCATGGATCCTGGAGGCCGACGTTTCCGGATCGGCGGTGGCACGCCGGTTTCCACATCAATGAATTCGTTTCACCGTGGGGATCCTGGCGCGGCATTGTGGAAAATTTCCTTGATTCAAAATCGAATCCGGAACGTTTGCGTGTATGGATCAACACAACGTTGGGTGATGTGTGGCAAGAGGAGGAAACGTTTTCCATTGACATCGGCGGCCTTGAAACACGGATTGAACAATACCAGGATGTGCCGGCCGGCGTGTTGGTGATCACCGCCGGCGTTGACATCCAGGAAAACCGGATTGAATGCGTGGTGTGCGGTTGGGGGATTGATGAGGAAATGTGGATTTTGGAACGCAAGGTATTTTTTGGCCATCCACAACGCACCGGTGAGGTGTGGCGGTTGGTTGAACTATATTTGCAAACCGAATTCCGGCACGAATCCGGCGTGCAAATGCGGATCAATTCCGTGTTTGTTGATTCCGGATATTCCACCACCACCGTGTACGAATTCACCAAACGCAACCAACGCCGGATGTGGTATGCGGCCAAAGGATACGCCGGCACCGGCCGGCCATTGATCGGCAAACCGACACGGAACAACAAACAACGTGCAACCGTGTTTCCAATCGGCGTGGATGATGCCAAAACGAAAATTTATGATCGGTTGCAGATTGACAC